GTCTGATATCGTTCAGAAGGACGCACAAGTGCGTCCGACGGGGGAGTTGCACCCCTTTGCACCTGCGTGTGTAGCAGGCGACAGTCCTCTCCGTCTTTAAGCACGCGCGACGCGTCCCCTCTCGGGAACGGCCTGGGTATCTCCAGGTAGTTTCTTGTTTGTGGGTGATGGTAATCCTGTCACTCACGGGCTTTAGCCCACAGTTTAGACACAGCTACGTGTATTACATGATCAACGCGGCGGCAGAACCAGCCGTACGGTACGCGCTCTGGAGCTGTGCGACAGCGGTGGCAACCTGTGCCCCGGTGAACGCAATCTCTTCGATCTGGTCTGCTGCCCCCTTCACGGCCTTGAGCCAGTTTGGCCCAGGGGCTGAGTGAAATGGGTCTGCATGGCCAGGCTCTGGCTTTTGGTACTCCTTGTTCGCGACCTGTGCAGCGTCGGCAAGGTTATTCATGATAATCTCACCGGCATGCCTGGTCACGCTAGCCGAAGTAACAATGTAGTCAGAGTGCACGTACGAATCGGCTGGAGGCGAATCGTCGTTGGACTCAACGTTAGCCACAAATTCAACTCGCCACGCCGCAGTGGCCGTAGGGACCCTGATGAACAGGCCGATCTGACTGTCGAATGCAAGATTCTCAGTCCCATCGTCCTTGAACTCTAGGTCAAACGGACCACGCGGCGCATAGTTGATGTAGTAGTGACCAGCATGTCCCACGTCCGTGAGGAAGTGGGACTCAATTCCGTCTGCACACCCGATGTGCCCGTGGGCGTCAGCACCACGCTCATCCAGGCGACCCACGTAATGAGCGCGGATGCCAGCTGAAACGAGGCGGCCAGCCGTAATGGGACGGTTGTTAACCGCACCCCATGTGGGGCTGGCAGCAAGTGCCGTCGCCTGCCAGACAGTCATGGAATCGGCGTTGAGTTTCATGTAAAACATCACCGCCATGTCCCCTGCTGCCCAGCTCACCCCACCATACGAACCTGACGCGGACGCCGTGACAACACTAAGTGAAGTAGTGCCATAGGTCTTCGTCTTGAATGTTGGTAGAGCTGCACCAATCGGGATGCCAACCTTGTTAGCTTCCCAAGGGTTGCTGAGGCTTGCAAAATACGCGATCGTATCCGCCTCCGAGTGTGTGAGAGTCTTGATTTGCGAACGAGGTCCAGCGACTTGTCGACTTGAGCGCTGTCGCCCATTCTTCGCTGCTTTCGAGTCCGCCTTCAACGCCCGAACTGCTTGCTGGAGCTGTCCAACCGTTGGTCGTGGACCGGTCATGTTTATTGTCCCGCGGTCGCGCCGCGGCGCACGGCATGGGCCCCTCCGACCCCGCCGTCGCGGTTCTTCTTGGCTTTCTGGGCCGCCCGGCGCTTACGCCGACGCAATTTCTTAAGCGCGTCAGCAAGTGCCGCCTGGGCGTCGTCCAAGCCCTCAACGACTCCCTCATACGATTGCACGTAGAGTCCGTCATCGTCCCACTTCTTGGCCTGTTGTAAGACCGCAAAGCGGGCATCTAGCTCGTTGACAGCAGCCTGCAGCTGCTCAGTGACGTTAGTCCCATTGGCTGAAGAAGCCACGGTCGGGGTTCCCTCCCCCTGTGAATCCGCACCAGGACTCGCGTCAGTCCTTCGCGGATTCTGTGCCCCGGCACGGGTCTTCGTGCGCCGGGTGCGAGCAGGCGGTACAGACTCCGTAACGGTAGGAGTCCACTCACTTGCCCTGATGGTTGCTACTTCAGGCATGGGGAGTACACCTTCATCATCCACTGAATAAGCTTGAACTGGCAGGTCGGCCCCTATGACAGGGCCTTCCAGACGGCACTTCGCAATGTCGTCCAAAGTCTTTGCAGCATGGAGCGCTTCTACAGTTTCGCCCCACGTTATGACCGAGATTCCGAGTTCGTTACTCTCGATCCGCTCGACTTCCGCCATTTGCCTATTCCCGCCAGCGCACTCATACTCCTCGCTGGCAGTCAATCGGAACAACGTCTCCCTATCAGTGATCTTCGACAAATCGGGACGCTTCAAGCCTTCGACTCGGCTTACAGCGTTCGCATATGCGTAGAGCAGTGAATTCTCGGGTTCGCGTTGGAGTGTGGCATAGATCTTGCACTCAAGCCCTACTCGGCCGTCGGTCTGTGTTGTGACACACAGTCCGGCCAGAGCGCGGTGCGTTAGCGCCACGCTCTGACCGTCTGACGTCCAAGCACGACTCAGGAATCGGCTGTAAGACACGTTTCCGTATCCCCGCAGTTCAGATGGGCTCACTTCCATAGTGAGGGTTAGTCCCATCCTCTTGGCCGCTTCCACGTGCTCCTCATGCCGCACCCTCACCACTACCTCCTTGTCCCGCATGTAGTCTTTGCAAAGGCCGTCGTCGCCGTAAGCCATGCACCCGTCTACTACGTAGTCGAATGATGTGCTAACAGCGTCGATGATCTTGCGGCTATATGCGTTCTTGGGGTTGTGGGCCTTGTCCACAGTTTTGCAGACTAGGCGTGCGGTGACGTAGTTCTTCATAAGGTGGATGAAGGTTCCTTTCAGGTGGGTACAGGCAGACCCACTGAGCACCATATCGTCCAAATCAATGCCCAAGCGTGTCGTGCCACACATCATGCGACCGTGTAGATCCTGTGAGGTGCGGTACATCACGCTAGTCATGTCCTTGAACGTGTCCCCAAAACAACGGTCGACAAAGTGCTCCCACTCGGCGATGAGGGTCCGGTTTGTGGAAGCGTCAAATCCGCTGAAGTCCGTCTCGAATAAATCGTCTGCCGTCATGTCATCGATAAACTTGCCAACAATCTCTTCACAATCCTCGTAGGATTTACCGGAGAGGTAGTTTGGCAAGCGTTTCTTAAACGCGTCCAGCAGAGGGTAAGTAAA